CACCACTGTTCCTCCAAGAATCATAACAGAGGAGAGAGTAGTCTGAGCATTATACCCAATAAGCGTTGATTTAGATATTGTTGCAGTTGATGAACTTCCTGCATTGCGGCCAAGAAATGTATTATAAGAGCCTGATGTATTTGCAAGCCCTGCACTCCTACCTATTGCAGTGTTATCAGTACCAGAATTATTATTATAAAGGGCAGACCTTCCAACCCCTGTATTATAGTCTCCATCAACTGCAAGTAGTCCTGCACTTCGGCCTAAGTAGGTATTATCAAAGCCCGTTGTTAAGCTTGGCGCGCCCTCATCTCCGACACACGTATTACTATAGCCTGTCGTAATAAGCCCACCAGCATTTCTCCCAACACCAGTATTAAAACTCCCACTTCCTGATACCTTTGGATCTTGTGTGACGGACGCTAATGCATTGTCCCCTATAGCTGTATTGCCGTAAGTTTTCCCAGTTGGAGTTCCTAGAGCATTATTCCCTAACGCCGTAGACCATAGAATATCAGTCAAATCGGTTGGTGATGTTGGCCCAGATAACGTTTCGTTTGCCGTGCTAACAGTAATCTCAGGATCTGGAACCTCGTCAAAATTTCCGGTGAATGGATTAAACTTAAAAGCCATTTATGTTTTCGTTACACTCGTTAAATCTGTACCTGTGTAGCCAAGAGTTAAAGTTGCAACCGTTGTTCCTCCACTTCCTCCAGTCTTATAGACCACGCCTGTTAAGTCCGTACCTGTATAGCTAAGCGATATGTAGTCATATTTCTCAGGGACAAGGGGAGAGAGTGCAAAAACGTGCTGAATAAGCTTTCCGTCACTTGCAGAAGTAGTTTCAACGTCATAGGGAATAAGGGGAATGTTGCTTACTACGGTCATGGTCAAAAATCTCCTACTCTACGTCCTCAACAGTTCCTACCTTGTCTCCAAGTGTTACTATCCTTTTTGACGGCTGCTTTGCGTCAATGTTTAACACTATGGAGGTGGGAGTTTTTAGTTCGCTGTCTTTAGACTCACTATCTTCTTTTTCCGCACTTCGCTCTGCTACTATTAGCTCCATTTGCTTTTGAGCCATGTCAGCTTTTAGCTTCTCTTGATTCATCACATACTGCATCTGAAGCTTTTCTTCTTGAAGCCTTGACTGCATAGTCATCTTTTCTTGCTGAAGCTCTAGGGTGCTTTGTAACTTCATTTCCTTTAGTGCAATGTCTTGTTCTGCTTTCCACTGCTTAAGTTGCATGTCGGTTTGAACTTTGTATTGATCTAGTGCTTGTTCACTTTGAGTCTTAAACTGCTCAAACTCTAACTTAGTTTGCTCAATTTGTTGTTTTGCTTGAAGCTCTAACTCTTCAGGAGTAGGCTGTGGAGGAGGAGGATTTTGTTCTGCCTCTTGTTGCTGAGCTATCATCTTATCTACTGCTGTAGTTAAATAGCTTTCTACCTCTCTAGATTCTCTAAACCTTCTAGCTGCCATCAAAACAGATTGAAGCCCCGTAATCTTTAAAGCAGGATCAAGTGCCATAATCTGACCGCCTTGTGCAAAAAGATTAGCAAGAGAAGAGACAAACTCCATAGCGGCTTCTTTTTCTTTATTCTCATTAACCTCAATTGTGGAATCAGTCTCAAGATTTACTCTAAAGGTTCTCATGTCATCATTTCTTAAAAGCTCAAGAGCTTGAGGGAAAAGGGCTTGTTCATCGGGGTTAAGGGAAGAAAACCCAGTCATAAGTGCCCAGGATTCATCAGTAAAATGGCGACAGAGGATTTGAGCTTTTAGTTCAAGTAAGTCTTTAATAAATCTTTGAACATCATGCTGCTTATCAGTTACTCGAATAGAGGCCCATTGATTCTTAATTTCTTGAGCACCCTTAGTCTCGTAAGGATTAGAAGTGCCTCTAACAATATCTGAAAGACCTGTTACTTCATAAACTCTCTGCGTAAGGGCTTCTGCCCTACTTTCAAGTTGTTGAATTGCATTTGAAACTTCCGTAACAGGAAGCCACTCCATCATTCCTGCAAGACCACCACTTCCTTGAACATTTGACCAGCCGGCTACGGGAATAGTTGTTCCATCAATAGCACTTCTAAGCTTATCAAGATTTTCATTTATCTCAGAACTATGAATTCCTGTTAGCCTAACCATCTCTGTTAGAGAGCCTAGACGAGAGTGAAGATTATTTAGCTGAGTTGCAAGTTCTTCATAAATTATGTAATCAGGAGTTGGGAAGAGTGTGTGACCACAAACGGTAGCAAGAAGGGGGCGAGGAACAGGAAAGAAGTGTTTAAGTCCTAGAGGATCGTCAGAAACTCTTAAGAACTCATCCATTGCACCTTCTGTAAACCAATAGACTTTCTTAGTCTCCTTGTCCCAAAGTTCAATGATACAAGCTCTTGGCTCTATGTCTTGTGCTTCACTTCTTGTTCTATCTAGCCACTTGTTTTCGTCATAATCATCAAGAGGAATTCTTTGAGAAACTTCTTCTCCAAACTGCTCTTTTAGTTTGGGCCGACTCATCCGAACCTTCTTCCAGATTTGACGAATCTCTCTTACTTCTCTTGCGTTAGAATTAAATCCAAAGTCTTGAGGAAGAATGTGATCAGTAACGGCCTCTTCAAAAGAAACTCTCTGAACCACATCACCACTTTCATCAAGTGCGGGAGCTTGAGTTGCCTCGTCTATGACTTCTTCAAAATATGGTTCATACCGAACCCAGGCAACCCCAAGACCTCCCAAAAATCTATCTCGAACACAGTCGTTAACTGCATAATAAAACTCATCTTCTTCAGCACTTAGGCTAAAGGAAACTGCCCTTTCTTGTAACTTTGCAGCTAGAAGTCCAAGGGGGTCTTTATCCTTAAACCTTCTTTCGCACACCACTTTTGGAATTCTTGAAAAGCATGTTGCAACTAATACCTGAGTGTTGCTCCAAAGAGTATTATAGGTGTTTCCTTTAACGCCCCTGACGGGTTTCCCCATGTAAACCTTTTCAACCTTGTCTCTTTGGTTAACCCAGGTTTCAGAATCTTTTCTAAAGGCTACTAATAATTTTCTAAACTTTTCTAACTTACTTTTGACTTGTTCTTTCATATTCGACTATTTGTTGAGGAAGGGTTTTTAGGGAATCAATCTTAAAAAATGTAGCAACGGAACTTGAGGCAACTATACAAAGAAGGGCAAGTAGGAACTTTTCCACTCTTAACATTCTCTCTCTTACGTCTTGTAATTTAATTTCAAGCCCCTCATGATACCTACAAGGGAATTTATCTTCATGCGCCAACTCTTTTTTACTCCCCGTCTCCCTATTTTTAGAGTAACGAAATTTTCACCTAGATCAAGGAGCCTCTCTTCCCTCTTGTGTTTTCCAAAGGTAATCAAGTGACCAGTCTTGTCTTAAGATGTCTTGAGAGTCCTCTTGGTTTCTTGACTCAGGATGTAGAAAGCTCATGAGTAAATATCTGAGAAGTTCCCCAATATGGTCATGGCTCTGAGAGCAATCATCTGGTTTTCTCTCATCTGCTTGAAGCTGTGGAATTAAACGAATCGTGTCTCTACAAGAGGAGAAAACATAAAACTGAGAATACCCCTCAACTCCAATCATTCTACTTCTAAGCTCACTCCAGCCAGGAATACGCTTGTTATCTGCTTGCCTAGAAAATAAATTAGTACGAGAAAACTTAGTATTTGCTATGTGATTTAGCTGCTGAGCAATAGAGGGACCACCTAAGTTTCTAAAAGTATCTCTTCCTGCTACTCCATATAAAACCTTCTCTGAAGAGGGCTCTCTTTCACAAATACCCTTAGCTAACTCATAGTTTCCAAGCTTTAGCCCCCTATCCTTAGCGTCTGCTATGTACCAGTCTCGATAAATAATTCTACTATGTTTTGGTATAATTCTACGGTCTGTATGGTAGAGATCATTAAAGTAACCTTTTAGTAATTCCCTTGGAGCCTTCTCGTCAAGCACGAAGTCTTCATCTGTAACAGTCATCCAGCCAACTGCACAAGGATCTCTACTTCCCCAATCCATCCCTCTTACACGGGGCCAAGAAGCAGGTATCTCAAAGGGAGATAAAATATTTAATCCCGTAAACTCAGGAAAGAATGCCCCTTGAACAATATTCCAATCTCCATCCCTATAAGCTCTTACAAGCTCAGGAGTACCAAGACCAGAAAGACGCCCCTCATAGCCAGGGTCTTCAGAAAGTCCAATTGGGTTATCATCTAGTTTAGCAGGGATAAACTGTCGAAGCATTCCTCCTTCATCAGCAGGAGCTTTCCAAATAGAAAGAGGCTCAGCAGGATCAATAAAAGTTCTTCTACAAAATAAATGCCCCGCACCTCCAGGATTACTTCCACAAATAATACGAGGAACTTTTCCCTTAAATTCAGGCGGGATTTTTAAACCCACACAACGAACACGAGATCGAAGAAATGTGTAAATAACCTCTGTAAATGTGGTCAGCTCATCTACTAAGAGAAGGTGTATCTCACTTCCTTGATACTTAAATCTGTCTGCTTCATCTTGACAGTGACAAAGATAAATTTTAGATCCGTTCCAAAACCTAACCTCATCTTCAACGATTGTAACAAGCTTATTTTTTACCCAGTCTGCAAGAAGGGAGCGATAACCTGCGGGGCCTTCCATGTGATTTTTAATCAGGTCAGGTAAGTGACGACGAAACAGATATATCTGAATACCTGGTACGAAGGTAGCATAAAGTATTGATATCGCTCTTAAAAACCAGCTCTTACCACCAAAGGCAGCGCCTCCAAAAAGAATCTCGGTGGCAGGACTATCAAAGGCTAACTTTTGCTTAGGCTGAAAATGTAAATCAATCGGACTTTGCTTCAAGATTCCCCTAGCGCCTTCTTCCTCTTTTCCTCATAGAACTTTTCTTGATTAATCTTCTTACGAAGGAGTTTCTTTTGACTAAAAGCCGTAACAGGATTTTTGCCGTGAGGCACATACTTGCATGTCGTCCAGCAATAGATGTCGCTATAAGAATACTCCTCCGAGAGAAGACGATTTTTCGTATCAACCTCACGATACTTGCTATCTCTTTGATCAGTGAGACGACGAACAACTCGGATAGAACCATTA